GGTTTTTTCTCTTCTCTGCTCGTTTCAATTTCAAGACCGAATACGGGGCTTTGATTTACTCCTATGATAAATCGTTCCTCGATTCCCCATGAATATATCATATTTATTGTGTATTTTAGTCCACGACAAAAGCGGGCACTCCGGCCTGATTCATGGGCAAACCTTAGCACGTCCCTTCCGTCTGCCCGGGTCAGTTCTGATGCTAGACGATTTAGCCAGGGCTTGGTCCAATTGCGAAGGACAGCTTCGTAGTCCGTGATGGTAGTGCGCGCAAGTCGTCGAGTTGGATGAAGTTCTTGCTGGACAACCCATCGCTCGATGATCTCGAGCCAAGTTGAACCTTTAGCCTCTTCTTTGGTGAGTTGCTCGGAAAGCTCCTTAATGAGCCGTTTTTCTTCTGCTTGTGCTTTCCGCTCGCTCTCAATTCCCCTCAACCTTTTTTGTACTCGAACGCGTGGATTCTTCTTACTTTGAAATCCTACGTATGCTTGCCAAAAAAATCTGCCATCTTTTTCATATTTTGAAACCGCCATGAACCCTCCTAGTCAAAAAGTTGAGGATTCAAGCATTCGATCAAGTTCCACTTTTCGAAAAATAAAGCCGACGTCGAAATCTTCTGGGCCGGATATACCCCCGGTACACCATGATCCGTAGCGCGTTAGCCGACTTTCGAAGGTATGGCAGCAGCTTCTTTTGAGTCTAGCCAGGTAAGTCGTTCAAATTCAACTTGCTCCTGGCACCAAATCAGTCGCATTTCTGATTATATTCATACACTCATGCTCTTTCTAGTTCAAAATGAACGGCGTCAACGAGCTTTCTGAACTTCCCTCCCCACTGGAGGGCATGCCCTTGCTGTTGATTGAAACGGTGGATTTCACCAAAATACCGATGCTTAAAAAGGGCTTTGCCATCCTTAAGCTGGAATAGATCTAGAGCCAAGGAACAGGGTTGATCGTCCCTCTGATGATTATGTTTACTGTGGGGATAGTTGGCTCTGCTAAGACCCTTATCGAAAGCGTCACGTTGCTCTTCTGGGCCTCTCCAGGCACATGAAAACGTGGACATCAGGAAACTCGCGTTTTACGTCTGAATACGAGTCCCGTAGGTCTTCGTGGCGGTTTCTAACTTCTCTCTTGCACAGAGGGCAATCTGCCCCTTCAATATGGTGGTTCAATTATCTTTCCTTTCTTTGGGTGGGGTCATTAGGTCTTCAAGATGGTCAATCTCTTCAGTAGTTGATTGGGAATACCGGACTTGCAGCTCAAACCGTGCCGCAATTTTCGTCGAGTTTTTCCCTGCGCTTCTCTAACTTTGCGCTATGGCCCTTTTCTCGATCACGGCTGTTGTCAAAATAGCGCTAATCAGCAGGTACAGGATTTGAAAACCGACTAATAGGATGGCAAGCCACTTTGTCGCCTCCTGACTTGAGCCGAAAAGGGAGGGACACGTAGAACTCGAAAGCCGCTGGTCCATTTTTATGGTCTTTGGTTGGTTTTCTTTCCATTTTCCAATTTTAAAATTTCTCGTCTTCCTCGTTCTCATGGAGTGATGTGTCTTCCCCTTCTTTACTACGCGGACGAATAGGTAACCATCCGGCGTAGGTTTTTCTTTCGATCCCATCAGGAACCTTGTAGTGGAACGTCAACTGCAATCCGTAAAATCCTCGATCAGATATTTCGAAAAAGTCTTTATTGACGATCTCTGAAAGGCGCACCCTGGCGGCAGACTGACCTTTTAAGGATCTTGCCCCTCAATAGGTCGGCCTGCCATCAGGGAAGTAAATGCGGAAAAAGGTGCAGGCGATCATCATTGGTACAGGTCAAGTTTGGAGGCGCATGATACAGTGAATGTACTCGTCCTTTTGCACTATCTCCCTCTTGCATTCTACAAACGAAGGTAGCCCACGCTGACTTGCTGGCCACATCCTGATAAAAGAGGGCGTGGAGGGGGTGACATCGTTGCCTGGAATTGCACTTTGAGGCATCCAGTTTCACGGTTGGGTGAAGCGCAGTGACAAGCCACCATAGGTAATGCCAATAACGCGACTGTATTATTAAATCGCATTTTACGTTCCTTGTTGATCCGGTTTTCAATTTCCGGCAGTGCCTTCTTTGATTCTCCTCGTAAAGAAGTTGCGCATAGCCTGATAGATACTGTTTGCTGCAATGACATTAGGCGAGACGCTAGCAAGCAACTCACCTGACCAGAAATAGAATCAGAAAAATTGAGCCTGCGTTTTGCGATATTACTTTGATAAAATTTCCATAAATACTTCCTTGCTTGTGATTGAGACTGAATCAGCTGAGCCAGCGTGACTCTCTTTAGAGTGATGTAGATTTGGAATTCGCTCTAGGCTCTTCTATTCAGTCTCTGATGGAGTTTTTTTCAAATTTAAAATGGACCGAGGATATTAGCCTAAATAACTGGCAACCCTAATTATGTACCGGATTGCTATTGAATGGCTGGCTTAGAGAGAATGCTCTTTCGTCGCGGGCCTTTCTTTATGCCTGACTCTGATCCGTCATCTATTTCTATCGCGTGCGAGTGAGAGAAAGACTCGTCACTGAGCAACTGATCGCAGGACGTTGATTTAGACTGTATTTGATCCCAATCTGTTGGGATGAGTCGAAAGAATGAACCCCATTAAAGGCTGTCTTCCCAAAAATGAATAAACCGTTTTCCGAGACTTAAACTAAAACCCATGACAGTCAACTTGGTCCTCCTATGTTGACCTTTGTGATTGGACACGTTAATTCTTACCTGTGCGTACCGGCATCGACATATTTATTCGATGCGGTGTGCTCGTTGTTTCGTGTCTTTCGCATTTAGCTTTATGGGTATGGGGGGCTAGGTGTTCGGTTTCGAGAATCATTTGTCCTTGGCCAAAATGAAGTCCCAACTGTTGTGTACTCAGTTGTTTCCAGACAGCACTCTGCCCTCGCACGAAGGGATCTGAAATTTGCCCTTACTTTTGACTTGTTCATTCGTATATTGATATTGAATTTCTTTGAACAAATCCTTGTATGCAGTTGGATCTAGTTCTCTGCCGTCGCACTCCATAAAGCCGTCGGGAATGTTTTCCAGCGCCCGCATAAGCAATAATGCTACCAACTGGCAGGACTTGATTAAGCCTTCGCGTGAATACGCTGGATAATTCTGTCTCGGTAATCAATGAGGGTTGAGAGCTGCGTTTCAATTTTAGGATTCGTTCTTCAATTGGGGTGACTGGCTCTTTGGGTGCCTTATTCAGCCAGTACGCCATACCTCATTTCCTCAAGAGCTTCGACGAGTTGAGGCTTGCCCTTTGGAATCAATCCACTCTTTTCAATTACGGATAAAATCTCCTCTTGAAGAGCATTTTTAAATTCCGTGGTTGCTTTGGGTAGCGGGTTTTAATGCCGTCGCTTGGATGAAAGGGCTGAGAGTTCTTAATCATCGGAAGAATTTTCCGGTAATTGGAGAGGAATTAGCCAGTCCCAGGGTGTGAAGATTTTTGATAGCTCGTCTGAAAATCTCACCTCCAGTTGATCATTCGGTACGTGGATCAATTGGAGATCACTATTCTTGGCAGTTGAAACCCCACCTTTTGCTATTATAGTCATAATGAAAGAACACCAAACAGCGTAGGCTCTCATTCGGCACACGTAGAGTCGATACCTCTAAAAATCCGCAGAGCACCACATTGGGGTTGGGTAATTTAAAATCAAATCTGATTGATTTGGAATTATAAAGGGAATACACTGCAAGTTTCGAGAGTGATTCTTTTTCCTTGGAATCGCTGCCCCACAGATCCGGCGCCTTCGCCTCATCGAGCAAATGGGTGATTTCATCTTGTACAGGAACCAAAGAAAAGGGCTTGGTTGTCTAGTGGTATTGGATTATTTAGCGTTGTTTCTTCAGCGTTAATGCTTCTCATTGGAGAACCATGCCTGATTAGAGTCATTTGGAGTCGGATGGATGCGCAGGTAAGTTGGATTCTGTATTGAATGTGATTTCATTGCTTGGTGACACTGCATAGTCATAAGACAAATTCTTCTTGGGGTCAAATGGTCTCAGGGCTGTTTCCCCCCCGCAGCTTCCCTCATGCACATTACTCAAAGGGTTCCAGAGGTAAGTTGGTTTTCAAGATGCTGGATGACACCACTAAAAATGCACAGATTTAAACCAGGCATGTCCAGCTTTAGTCCAATTGGGACGGTTCAACTGATGGGACGTGGTGAGTGCTCACGTGAGGGTGGTGATCCATTTTTGAAATAAATGCGTGATGGCCTGAAGGAGTTGGTGGTGTTATCATTTTCATCGACTTTCAGTAGGCCTTGTTTTTCGATGACGGAAATTAATTCATCTTGAATACTGTTAAGCCAGTCGGCTGTAATTCGTGTAGCTTCGGTTCTGTCTTCTCGGTTCGCATTTTTTCAATCTTCCGGTCGGTGAATTAATTCGTTTCATTTTACTTCCTCGTAATAATCAATATTCTGCTTTGCAGTGCGCTGGCTTCATTTCATCGACTAGAGATTCCAGCCTATAGTTCCCTGTAGTATTAGGGTAGGTGCCAACGGGGCTCGCCGCATGATGCACGGTCTTCATCGGGAGAGCCTTGCTCCTAATTGACAAGACGAAGGGCTCACCAAACGTCTCTCGTCTGTCACCTCAATTTGAGGATATCCTGCCTCTTTAAGTTGAAACTTGAGTGACTCCATCGATAGGTTTAAGAGCCTTTCGTCGCGGTTCTTCCATCGTGATGAAATTAGGTTTTTCAACGTCTGTGAAGTAAGCTGAACCGAGATATCAAGTTCCTGTTGAAGGCGGCTAAGGTGAGACTGAGAGCAGCGATTAATCTATCAAGAATAGAGCCTCTTGAGACTTCCCAAACAGTCGCCTCGCGGCAGGAGTGGCTTTCAGTAATTCAGCGTAGTCTAGGTTAGCCATTTCACACTCAGCTACTCCCAGCTCTCCCTTTTTTAATAAAAATGTCAGATCTCGGCTCATTGAGTTCAAATGCTTCTCCCTGCAGTACCTGGGCGATTGTCTGTTCCACTCTGGATCTGGAAATCGTCTTTTCTGGGTGACCATAATCGAATACCAGTCTGCAAAGGGCCTCTTCAACTTTGGGTTTGATTTGGTCGTCAGTCAGTCGAAATCTCAAATTTGATTCTTTCTTCTATTGGTTTGACAAGACTGTGACCTCAACCCCCCAACGGCTTAAACGTTTCGATAAAACGCTTGGACTGTTTTCTACAAAAATCAGGTTTAGGCATTGGATTCTCGTTGTTATCCATTGAAATTGCAATACCAACGGTTCCAGGTCCCATGTACACATCGTAGACCCATGACGTTTTTAATCTCGGGGAATTTGCCCTTGTATCCATTGAACATAATCGCTCTTGGTTCCGCCCCTAGGTGGATGCTCAAGCCGTAATAGGACAAAGTTCTCGGATGGCTTCTTCAGTTCTGCCGCCTGTCTCAATATTGAGTAATTTAGCCCATCGTTTTAGGCAGGCCCCTTTTGCAGTGTCCGGTGGCAATTGGTACTTTGCAAGGTGGTCAATGTGCGCATGAAGCATGTAGGCAGCTCTGCGAAGGCCTTGGCCATTGCAGTCAAGGGAGTCACTCCGAGGAAATACCGGGGATCGTCCAACGACTCTTTGAGGTCGGAGGTTATCTTCCGTTCCAGTTCTCTAATGTTAGGATAGTTGAAATCCATGCTTCTCCACTTGTCCGTTAGTGGGTTTTTCCAGTTCTACATTCAAGGTTAAAACATGGTTCTCAATGTTTGACACTACGCTATAATCTGCAATAGCCCCTGCATCTCTGAGCCAAGCAATCGCGTTGTTCGCAGATTCCCTGGCGAATTGGGTGGATTCCTCGATCAACTTTTCACGCTTGAGTTTGTGGAGATCGGAACCTACAGACGATTCCATTAGCTCAGCTCCCCACCAACCCAAATTAGGGTCATCATCACTCTTGGATTGAGTAAATAGACTAGTAATAACTGCGCTTTCCAAGCAGTGTTTTGGGTCAGGATCTATTTCAAATTGAAAATTGGATCTGTTGTATTTGAAGAACATTACGGAAACTCCTTGATCAGAGGTTGAAGTTCAGCGAGAGCACCTGTCGCTTGCGCCACTCCTGGGCCTGGCATTGTTGTGATGGATGGGAGAGTCTGGAGAATTTCAGTCATCTTTTTTAAGATCTTGATTAACTTCTCATCTCTTTTAATTGCCGCCTCCTCTTTGGTTAACGTGATTTGAGTGGATTCCCTTGAAAGGGAGGTTTCACCAACCTTCGCGATTGCGGCACTGGATATGACAAAGAGGGCGATTGCATTTTCTGGCCTGCCATAGGGGCAATAGATCAGCACCGCATCGTTTTGAGCTGGATATGCTTGAAGCCCATTGATACTGGCCAGTGGTACATCCCATAGGACTTCGGAATCGGAAAGCGTGACATCGATGATGATGGAACCGTCCTTGGTTTCAACTTTGGTCACGCTTCCAATTCTAAAAAGATGATCCATTTTGTGAAGGATGGGCTTGGTTCTCAGGTCTACCGTTCTAATGACGTCAATGTTATTGATCATGGTTCCGCTTGATCCTTTCTAAGTAGGTCCAGAACCTGATTCATTCTGATTTCTGCGGTGGGGTCTGGAAAGTAAGCTGAGGAGTCGATTAGCGTCAGCTCGGTGGTGAAGCCATGGGCGTCTGACAGTTGAAAATTTAGCCCGGAAATCAGGTAGACGCCCTGAATGCGATGAGAAGGGACTTTGATATCAACCAGGCTGTTTAGTGAGAATAGAATATTCTTGCTCGTCCAATCTGGAATGGTGACCCGGATGATTTCTGAGCGTGCCCGTCGTAAGTTTCTCTCCCATAGCGCCCGTTTCTTGGCCAGTTCAAGACTTGTCATGCCCTCAGCATCAATGATGAAGGGGCGGTATCGTGTAACTCTGTTCTCGGTCACGTGATCCTTCAGCGCCGTTAGATTTCCAAGGTTTTGTGAGTAGGTTCTGACTTGATAATCGCTGAAGAGTAAACTGGATGAATGATCGAGTGCCACATCTAGAATATTGACGCCTTCTTGAAGGCTAATGAATGAGTTTGTCTTGATTCTCGGCCGATCAACAAGGAGGGTTCCGTCGCCTTCCGTGATCAAGAGAGATCCCTCGATTTTTGCGGCTCTATCCAAACAGGAGAACACAGTCTCTCCGTAGAAAATATACCATGGGCTAAATACCTTGGGTAATTCCAATGCATTTTTGACCGTGATTGAGAACTTTGAGGCCAGGGCTTCTGCCATCTGAGGAAGCGTCACCGATTTGAATCCCAATTCTCGCCCTAAAACTGGACATTCAACCAGGTCTATAGTTTTATCTCTCGCCTTCACCAAAAGTTGATCGGACTCGGGGCTCAGGTGAGTTTGGTAATAATCCAAATACCCCGTAAAGATCGGCGTTCTGTTGTAGATGATCCTAACTTCTGCGCCAGATTTGAGAGATCCAAAGTTGTTTTCATCGGAAAGGAGGCTTATTTCAGCCTCGCCACAGAGCATGTCGAGGGTGCGGTGGATGCTCAGGGCGTGGTAAGCGGTGATCTGGTCACCGTCGATATAGATTTCCAGCTCGGTGGGATTTTCAGTCATGGAAAGCATGGATGCAAATAGTGATATTGAGCCATCAGCTCATTAACTGCATCCAGTCCTCCGTGTTTTTGATAGGCCTCTAAAATTAGGCATTTCCCTGGTCTCTCCTCGGCGACAAGGTGAGGCGACGAATTTGTCTGGGTGAAAATTTGCTCAACGCAAAGCGCTTGAATACTCTTTAGGCTAGAATGCAGTTGCGGTTCGCTTTCAGCGTGCGACAGCAATTGATCCACATTGCCCTTTAGCACTCGAAGAGCTTTCAGTTTGATCTCTGGTGACTTTTCATTGACTGTGGGTAAGGTCTGGCCTAGTTGCACCGACAAAATCGCCGATCCTTCAACCAGGTAGATTTTCATCTCTGGAGCTTTTGCAAAATTGTATCGCTCAGGTGGGTAGAAATTAAGCCAATGATAGGGATCTAGCTCGGCCGTGGGCTCGCCAGTTACTTGTCTTATGACGCTCACAAAGGCATTCACTATCCCGATAGTGGAGTGGAAGAAGGTGGTTTTAACTGTGTTTTTCAATTCATTGATCGATTTCTGGAGATTTTCTAGCGATTCCTTAGTGTGGAGGAGTGGACTAAAGGCCTTTTCAAAGTTTTCAGCAGTCATCAGAAGACTGTCATTCACTTCATCTAGTGCAGTCGGAAACAGGTTTGCATAATCAATGGTTTCCTCTAGAACTTTCGTCGCGTTCTCTAGCACCTCATTGCTGAGCAGCGCCCCAAGGATTGGGATATTTCCCAGCCCGAACTTACCGGCGGCGGTCTCATTGGTTTCTGAGAAGGAAAAGGAGAAGTAAACAATGCCTCCCTCGAAGTTGCTCTCTGAGATCCTAACAGCTCTACAGACAACCCGTCGCGTTCCATAGTATGGATGGAATAGCTCCCCAGAGCCCTTTTCCTCACAGGCTTTGATTAGTTTTTCAGCATCCGAGCGGTAAGTCGCGCCACTGACAAACCCTTGGATCTGGATCAGTTGCGGTTGCTTTCCGAAGTCCTTTGATCGAGGTTTCTCCTGAAAGGGTAAGGGTTGGATGACTGTTCTTCTACCAATGTCTGTCACCGTCTCATTGAGATAGAATGTACATCCCTTAAATTTGGCGCGTCTTAGGCGCTTCTTAAGAATGATCATTGTGCTCCGCCTGCGAAGCTTAGCCCACGTTCTACTTTGATCCTTTGAGACCCCTTTGTCAGGAGAACCTTGGTCCCAGGCGGAGCATTTTCGTGCCTGATGATAATGAGTGATGGCTCGTTTTTGGACGCTGGAGCCTGACCACTTTCAGATTGCCGCAAGGTGGTCTGTTTTTGTGGGTCCTGAGCCTTTTGTTGGGTGATCACCTGATTCAGCATAAATGGTTTGGCTGCGGGAAGGCTTGATAGTCTTCTTAGTTCCTCCTTAGTAAACGGAGAATTCTGTGGGTAATCGTCCGATTCCTGACTGGGTTTAGCGTCCTTGCCGATGAGTTTACCCATTAGGGCTTCCGGCAATTTCACAAATACATCGTAGAACGCTTTGGCAGTGTCATTGATAGCGCCCGATCCACTCAGGGCAAGGTGTCCCACCAGAGAACTTGCTTTGCCGGTCAGGGGTTTAGTTTTCTCTGATATCTTGTTCAGAGTTTCCAGAACTTCGGAGAATGCCTGCATCAAATCCGTGCCTACACCGTATTTTAGATCTTCAAACTGCTGCCTTATTTTTGCACTGACCTGGTTAAACGCGTAGGCTTTCTGCAAGGCTGATTCTGGCAGAGGATCTACTTTGAATTGGGACGCCATTTTCTGGAACTTCTCTGCCCCTAACAGGTCTACCTTTAGCATCTCTTCATTTCCAAAGATCTGAGTGGTTAGGCGCGTCTTTAATTCAGGGCTTTTTATTTTGGACAGGGCTTTAGTGATGTCCACAGTTAAGTCAGTGACTGGTTTCTTATTCCAATCCTTACTCAGCTTAGGGTCCAATTCCAGAAATGAGGCCTCGATCCCTTTTACCCTGTCACTTGGAATTCCTCTTTTTGAATCAAATTGAGCGGCAGATAGATCCTTCATGGATTGCTGGAAATTCTCAGTTGAGATTCCTGCAACGTTGGCGGCATAGGAATATTTTCGGATCTCGGCCGTGGGAAGTGCCAGCCTCTTACTGGTTAAAGCCATATCGACAAAGTTTTTACTCAGTTCCTTCGAGAAGCGATTGGCTAGATAGAATGATCCTCCTGCGCCAAAGGCAAGAAAGAGACTTTTTCCCGCACTGATCAGCGCAGAAATTTCACTTCCAACGGTGTTGGGCGGACCCGGGAAATCAAATGGGGGCTTTTTAAATCCGCCGTCGTTGCCATCCCTGCCACCGCCTCTGTAAGGAACAGGGAGATTGATCTCCTGATTGACGCCGTTGATCCGATCACCGATTACCTTACTTTGTGCTTTGAAATGATCGAGCGCCGCGCCCACCTGTTTGACCATTTCTACCACTTGCTTGACGGGCTTGGTGGCTTCGTCAATGGCTACGATATTAATTCCTACTGAAATGGGTTTCGACATAGCCCTTCGCTCTTTCGCACCAGAAAATTAGATCTTTTAGCGTGAAGTCCATCACCTCGTTGGGACTGAATCCAAAGTGAAACACTAGAGCGGCTACGGCTTCCCTCCAATCACTTGGCCAACGTTGAGATACTCCCCCATGGCTTCGAGCACCTTGTACATGTCTGGAATACTCAGCTCATCAATGACAAACTTGGGTTGGGCCGATAATTCCTGGGCTAGCGTTAGCAGTTCGTTGGTGTTTAGTCTTTCTGCTCGGTCACGAATGTCCCGCGCCTTGGGTTCACGGAACTTCAGTTCTTGGATTGTTTCACTGCCGTGTTGAATCGGTTTCTGTAATTTTATAATCATCGTACGATCTCCATTCCTTTACCTTGAAAAGTTACTGACATGGTTCCTTCTTCAGTGGTGATTTCACCTTCTGAAAGCCATCCTGAGCGCAGGACAAAGGTCTGTCCCGCCATTTCCAACGTGATGGTTGCGTTATCGATCTCAAAAAGTTTGTTAATGGGCGTGCCAGGGTCGATGAAGAAATCGCCCTTAATGGTCGGAGGGGTTTCCAAGACCTGTTTGTATCCCATCACTTCGCCCGAGCTGGAAAGCAATGCTTCCCTGCGAGGGAATCCGAGGTTTACAGTCCAGTTGCCTTTGCCTTGGATTGCTTCGTCGTCAAATCTGATGTGAATAATTCCAGCTCTACGGTTCATAGTAAAAAACTCACTTTCGCGCCTAGAACGCAGAATTGAGAAACCAGTTTAGGACTCATCGACAAATTGAGGCGAGTGGGGTCATCCTTCGCTATTTCGGTGATCAAACCCTCTTGAAATAGGTTTAGATCTTGAATGAGGCCTTGCTCCTCCCACTCACGGGCTAGACAAATCGCTTCGGCTTTAGCGAGCTTTGGGGTCATGACTGCGCCTTTGCCTTTGAAGTTATCGGAGGCTAATTTATGCCTTGGGTATTTCGTCATGAAGTATCGCCTGAAGTCCCAGCGGATGAAGGAAAGTGTGAGCGGGACACTTGGGTTGAGGTAGCTTAGGTCTTCGGCTCCCAGGGCATTGGTCCGGTAGGCAGTGATCAGTCTTTCAATCCTTACGTTGCCACCTGCATCGACGTAAAACGTGGACAATCCATCCCTCAATGCAGCTTCCCGTGTTGCACGCGATTCAATTTCCTTGTTGTCTGGAGCTTTGATGTCAGGAAGTACCAGCGTTTGAATGGGACGCGCGGGATCAATGTTTGCCTGGCTGGCTAGAACACCTGCCAGGGATGCAGCAAGCTCCCACGGCTTTGATTCACTTTTACAAGTGGGCAGTACTGACAGGTAAGGCGAGTTTAATTGCTTGCTGACTGCGGCTCCGTCAATGACTCCCTTATTCAGTGCCGCGACAGCAAAGCCCTCAATCTGTCTCTTTGCACTCGCCCGCGATTGTAATTCATTGCCCAGTTGTCTTAGGGGTTCTACTTCGGAATAGGCGCACGCCATGACGTTGAACTGGGTCCCATCAATATCAACGAAGGCCTGGGCAATATCAGGCTTGGGATTGGCCAGGCTTGTCCCGTCTTTGGATTCGGCTAAAGCAACTGCCCAAACCTCCAACTGGCAAGCCTTGAAATAAACCTTAGTCATTTGATGCAATACACTGCCGTCTCCAAACTGCTTTTTTGCGTCGGCTTCTGAATAGAGACGGTAAGGTGTGTTTAGACCTGCTGGGCTTCCCAACAGTTTCTCACCGAGCAAAAGGACTTTGTAGGGTTGAGTTCCTCCCAAACCGCTTCCGGCAAGCGAGGAATCAAATTCAACGTAGGCCAATGGGATTCTAAAGTTACTGATTTCAGAGAATTGGATCATTTGCTAGCTCCGTTCTTGTCTGCTTCCATCGGTTTAGTCCTGGGTCCATCGGGGCCGGATTTTACTTCTTCCACTTCCTGGCGGGACAATCGCCTCCACCAGAATGGAGTCATTTCTACGGTGATAGGCTTGTCAGTCAGTTCTTCTCCTGAGTCGGGATCTCGGACGATAAATCCAGCCTTTGCTTTGAGCGTTTTCATGCACACCTCGGCCTTATCTTGAGTGAGAGGGCATTTAAGTCTGAAATGATCTCCGCCCTTGGTTTAGCTCGTTCGTAGTAGGTCACTGAATACCTGAGGATTACAGCGCCCAATGGGCTTTCACCTTCAAAGTTGGTGGTGATTTCCAGCGTCTTAGGCTCAATCCTCGACACTGTTTCGTCCAGGGAGTCATCAACCATTAAAATACTTAAGACCTTGTCAGCCAATTCATGCAGGATCAGTTCAGAGTCTTCGTTTCCCTCAATTAAGATCTGAATTACCAGATCGGCGTGATTCAGGAATTCTAATGGTGACTGCGATACGACCTCAGAGCTTTCATGTGGGATTGAAACTATCACACAGGGGAGCGTCTCCAGGTCCATGGCTCTTACATGCGAGGTGTAGATTGGCCCAAACACTTGTTGATGCTCTTTGAGTAGGCCTGTTACATAATTTATGATTCTATTTCGGCGGCTCAAGTTTTCTCCTTTTTGGTTTTTGCAGGATTAATTTGATGTTCTTCATCGCATCCCGTTCAATTTCAGTAATTTCGTAGAGCTTGTTCTTGATGAGCAATCTATCTTGAATATTGATCGCTCGGCTTTCATCTTCTCTCATTTCAAAGGTGGCCAGAGGTGAGGTAAGCCTTACCCCTTCTCCCGGCTCTATAAACTGAGTTTCCTTTGCATAAAGGCCTTTGACCTTCAGAGTGTCGATGAACTTACTGCTCTTAAACAACACTGTTGCTTCGTCACCAAAAACATCAGTGATCGAGTCAAATGCAGCGTCAAAGATGTAATCAAACTGAGACGCCATTTAGCCTCACACGGACGGTTGGAGAGTCCTTAAAGGAATTCTGAGAGACGATTCCAATGGGAACAGATTTATCTGTCTTTTTAAGACTCACCACGCTTGATTGCCCTGGATCAAAATAGACTGGGCTCCCGCATTTGAAGTCGAGTAATGCGTCTTTCTTGAACTCAAAGATTCCCTGTACGCAAAGTTCAAAGGATTGGTTCGCAAGCGCCGAACCTGCCGCAACACCAAACATGGACCCAATCAGCAAGGACTCGGAGCTTTGGACCTCCCGATCTGCTGTAACCGTGATTGATTTACCTTCTGATATAAATGTCTTCATATTAGTCTTTTCCTTTCGCGGGTTGTCCGGGGTTAAAGTACATGCCTCTCCATTCAATGGGGGCTACGCCAAAATCTAGTCGGGCCTTGAGTGAGATGCCGTCTACTGAGAATCCAAGTTGGGACTCGATATACACAGTGTCCTGACCGTTTAAGAAACAGACCTCAACGGTGTCCAACCTGCCAGGGTCCACGATATTGAACCAGCAATCGGGGCTGATTAGGCTGTCGAGCCTGGGTTCGATGATCAGATCAAAGGCTCCCATGAATGGGTTGACCTTTTGATTGATCGCTCCCTCAATGACGCCTGACAGGAAGTTTTGCGATATCAGTTGCATCGCTGAAATTTCATTTCGCGCAGTCGTAAGCAGAATCTTAGGAAGAAGATTCATCGGCTTACCCTTCATAGTTTTCTGGAGCCGCATTTTCTCTCGTGCGTCTTGGAGGGAGACAATGGTGATCGGTGCCGCTTTCCCAAGATTATTGTGATCTGCGTGGAAGAGCTTCTTATCGTCAGTCTTCATGACTGGGTTTTCAACTAGGACGGAATAGACCTTATTTGAGATCTTCTCCATTCCTGCATTGGCAAGAGCTTCAGGAATCTTACTGAAAGCATTCAGGTCGTCGTTGATGAGGGCACGCCTGGTGACGTTCAGTAATCCCCCAAACGTCTCAACTTGAATTTGTTCCGCTCCTTCATCGAGGCTTGACGCCTTGAATTCCCCATTTTCATTGAGCGGCTCAAGAAGGGCGGCATCTGACAGCATCACCCTGAATTGAGGTCTAAAGTCATTAGCAATGGTCTGCCGAGTCCAGGATCTCCAGGTCTGAGGCGCCACTTCAAAGCCTTCACGCAGTAATCTGCCCATGAAGTTGGAAAGGAGATTTGGGAAATCAGAGCTTGCCTGCATAGAACGGGTAACCACTTCAGGGGCGCTTAGGAAATCGCCGCTCATGCCCATGGTCTTTCGACACATTTCTACAATGGTTAGATTCTTGAATTGTTTTCCGTATTCAGTCTCTTTGTATTTGATTGGATTGTGACGCGTTAGCAGTGAATCCACGATTCCGCGCTGTAAAACCTCCTTCTGATCATAATTGCCTGGCGAGATCACTGGTGTGGCTGGAGCAGTGGCCTTTGACCTTTCAGCAAGCTTTTCAAAGATAGCTTTCCTCGCCTCGTCGATTCCAATGCCGCGGGTAACAAGATCGTCAGCTAACTCTTCGGGAAGGTTAGCCAGTTTGACTGCCGACCTAATCTCAATTCCACGGCTCCTTTCTCGCGTGATTACTTCATTTTCATTCACTCTGGTTTCTTGGCCCATATTTTTACTCTCCAATTTTCTAAACCCCGCCCCATCATCGCTTCCGATAGGGCAGATGCTGAGTTCCACGGGCTCCCACTTGTCGGCTCGCTTCACTCGATTTCCATTTTCGTCGGTGGTGTCTTCTTCGAAGCTGTAGATTCGATATCCCACACTCGCGTTGCGAATAATTCCGGCGCGTATGTCCTGATAAATTCCTCTGACTGACTCGCGCGGAGAGAACCTGACTTTAGCTCTGCCGACCCTGCTGTCGGCTTCTCCGTCCAAATAGGCGGATTCAACCACGCCCAGAATGTCTTCCACAGAGTCTGTGTTGTGAGAATCAAGGAGTGGTGCGTTGCCGGAATTCAGGTAGTCAAGTTGGACGTGCCCTTCATCAAGACTTAAGACTTCAAGGTAGGGGCCGTCTTCGTCTTCCCTGGGAACTGGAGCGCCTGAGGTCCAAATAAGCTCTGCGCTGAGGTCTTCCTCAGCTTCCTCCGAAGGGTCATCATTTGGCGCTTCGTCTCTCGTTCCTTCCTCATCATCTTTCTCATCTCCATCGTCTTTTTCTTCGCTCCTGTCTTTCTCTTCTTTTTCGTCGAGATCGTCCGCTCGGGTTATTATTGGTTTCTTCTTTTGAATCCGAAACTGAATCGGGATCGCTTTGCGTAGCATTGGTTTCATCACCTTCCTTTGAGAAACATTCGAGTTTTAGGCCCAGGCTTTGGGCCAGTTTCATGTCTTTTGAGAGTTCTTGCAGGCGCTGTTCGGGCTCAAAACCAAGCTCCCTAATGCATTCAGAGAGGGAAAAGAACCCATTTCTAATTCCAGCTGACATACTTTCAATCTCTTCAACCGGATCAAGCATGTCGCGTCTGGGCGGGGTAAATGTGATTTTGACTCCACTTGTGTCGATTCCTGAGATCTGTACGGTCTTAAGGAATTCATTCATGATTGGGGTGAGGAGTGACGGAATGACCGTGCCCCACTGGTAAGATTGGATTGTTCTATGAAATTCCAGCCAGCCCATTCTTGCGCTGGAGAAGTTCACTTGAGAATAGTCACCCGAAAGCGCTTCGTAACTTATGCCCAAGGCTGAGGCGATCTCCCGCATGCAGGCCCTGACATATTCCGGGTAATTGGGTGCATCTGGTGGATCGCTGAATTTCACTTCACGCCCTGGAGGTAGATATTCAATGGCTCCGGGCTGCAAGTCCTCCAAATAGTCATCGTTTTTAGACGCCAGAGGGTCCAATTGTTCCGTGGTATCCATCACAAATGCCGCGTAGCAAGCGCTCACCTTTTGTCGCCAGAGTTGGGCAAAGGCATACTGGTCTAAATCCCTTATTTTGAGCATTGCAGGAGTCAAAAGAGGGAGTCCCCTGCATTGGCCCGGTCTTTCTAGTTTGAAACAATGGACGATCTCAGAGGAGGGGACTCTTAGAGAATCCCCTGTAAAACCATTAAAAATGAATCCTCCAGGGTGATTTCTATAGAGCCAGTAAGCCCTGGGTTTGCCCTGGTCTTGGTCGAATTCCACCCCCTGGCAGATGATTCCGTCTTCTAAATATCCCTCTCGGAATGAGTCAATGAAGTCGGATTCAAGGGTTTGGAGTTTTAAAGGGGTTGAACCAGTCTCCCTTGAGTATCGGATTAGGCTTTCCCCGTCGGTTAACATACTTTTAACCCACATGGCTTGAAGACCGTAAAAGTCTAGCCTGCCGTAGTGATCGCATTCATCGATAAAGCGTTTTAGTAGAACCTCTATTTTCCTGCGTCTGGATTCGTTCTCATCGTGAAGCTGAGGGACAATTCCAGTTCCTATAATATTCTGGACCATGACTTCCACCGCCCGCCTGCCTATTGGGGTGTTGCGAACTGTGTCTCGGCTTCGGTCCCTCAAGGTGTTTAGATAGAGTTTGGTGTCTACCAATGCAGAGGTTTTTGGCGCAAACCAGCCCTTAGTCTTGTCCGAGAAGCTTGCGGCCTCAAATTTCCTGGTTTTTAGTCCATTCGCCACTGCGATGCTCTTGCGGGCTAGGATTCGCTTTAGCTGGGTCGAAGGGGAGAGAGCGCCTATTGTAGAGTCGATTATTTTAGCTATCATTAAAACCCCTTGCTCACTTGTGGGTAGTAACGGCGCTTCGGCTCAGTTAAACCAAGTGCTCGTGCGATTTGGGAGCGGAGTTTGATCATTTCGTCGACGGAATGAAATGTAATGGATTTATCGCCAAATGAGACTGATCTCACCCCGCTGGCAATTGCAGCGTCGAGCTTGTCTAGATTGTCTTTGGTGATGTTAAAGTTCGCCGTCATGAGGCGTAATATACGCGCTTAGTCGAAACGAGGATATTAGCTAAAAACTGGCATCTTCAAGTTTTTGAAAAGACTCTAGCATTTCTTGCCAAAAAAATTGGGAACTGAAATAACTATCGATAGGCTGCTCGCTAGAACTAACTTAGTGTATTTTGGGAAACTTATACTAGAGGAAAATTAATATGAAGAAATTGATTGGTCTTTTTGCTTGTTTTGTCGGGATGATGTCTTATTCGTATGCAGATATTTCTGTCTCCTCGGAGTCATTCGGTGGAATCGGAATTGAAATTCGGATTGAGGACGGAGCTATCTCAGTCGGGGCTGATTTGCCTAATTCTCCTGCGGAAAAGGCTGGGTTGGCTGCTGGGGATTTGATTGAGGCAGTACAACCGTCACCTGATCGCGCGTTTGTCCCTGTGGAAGGAAAGACTCTTCTTGAGGTCGTGGATCTCATCCGTGGCCCTGTCGGTACTCCAGTTGGTATCAAGGTGATGCGATGTTCTTCGGAACAATCATTCTCTATTGTCCGAGAAGTAATTCAGATTAATAAGGAAGGCGTTTAGGCTTACAAGAACTTTAACAAAAGTAGCGGGATTCTCCATGCAAAGTTTCAAATGGACTTTGCATGGAGATAAAAGTTGCAATCCAAAGTTTCCATTGGGACAAGGGGTGGACTGCGACCCGTCAATTGGAGGGATTTCCTGGCAGTTGCATGACCGAATTAATGCCGTGCTTGCCTAGTTGACCCTTAAGAGCCAACTCTTCGAATTCCTCTGGACTAAAATATCCTAAAGAAGAATGCAAGCGTTTTTTGTTATAAACATTTTCTATAAAGTTTGGAATGTTTTTTAGAACGTCTTCTCTTGTTTCGTATTCCGTTAAGTATACCTCCTCTGCCTTTAAAGTTTTAAACCAGCTTTCCATGAACGCGTTGTCATAGCAGTACCCCTTTGCCGACATGCTGCTAACAATGCCCTTTTCGTTGAGCCTACTACGATACCGTTCACAAGCGTACTGCACCCCACGATCAGAGTGATGGATTAGCCCCGGTTGGGGGCTCCTCTTGTCAATAGCATCGTCCAAGGCTGCTAGACAAAGTTCGGCATCAAGACTCATCGATATGGCCCAACCTACTACCTTGCGGGAGTAAAGATCCAATATGGCAGCCAAGTACACGAATCCAGTTAATATCCTGATGTACGTCAAGTCCGTTACCCAAACCTGATTCACACCAGTGATCGTGGTACCTGGAAGGCGATTGGGTGCATAGCCATGAGGATGGTTGGAGTCGGTGGTTTTCACTTTGAATCCTCGCCAAATCAACGCTTTTAGGCCAAATTTCCGCATAATTCGGAGAATTTTCTTTTCGTTGATTGTTATGCCATGCTTCCTCTCGATCCATTCGTGGATTCTCCTATGCCCATAGAATGGGAACTCCGCCTGAACTTTCTCAATCAGATCTCTGGCATCTGCGTCCGCCTTAGCCTTGGTTGAGTTTACATTCGGCTTGTAATAATAGCTAGATATGGACAGCCCTACTGCTTTGCAGGCGGCTGATATTGAGCCAAATTCCTTGAGGTGATGATCGACGAATTTGCGTTTTTGAGCTGGTTTTTCCAGTTTTCCATTTTTTTTAGCACATCGATCGTCATGGTGAGTTCGCCCACTTTCGCCTTGAGCTTCTCGTTCTCCCTCTCTAACTCTCTTTCCCTGCTGCTGGGGGCAGCTGACAGGTTTCCGGCAGAAAATTTTTTCAGCCAGCTGTGCACTGTTGGATATTGTAGCTGATGATCCTGACAGATTTCCCTGATCGTGTGTGTCCCTGACTGAATAGCCTGGCACACTTGAGTTTTGAATTGAACGTCGAACTTCCTTCTGATCTTTCCCATACTAGATTAGTCTCCTATCACATCCCCTGGGTTTTTGCACCAGGAGCCTGTTTCAAGGCATCTTATCTAGTCATATTAACTGCTTAAAAAACCCTCCAGTTTTTGGGGTACAGTCCAGGGCCATTGTCCCTGAGAACAGGCTCTAGAGACCTCTTTTTGCTTGAATCCATGCAGTGTCTGTAGTTGAGACCATACGTACGAAAGTTCTTAACTTATAAAAGCCCCCCTTCTTTTTCTTGTGGTCCTATCCAAATTTTCTTGTTCCTCTTTTGTCTTCGAAAACCCATTCTTCATTTTCATTTCCTTGATCTGATTTTTAGAAATTCGATCCAACCCATACAGTGAAGCTGCGGCGCGAGAATAGACCCTGATATCCAGGGGTTCATTGGCCACTGAAGTATTCCGCTTAAACACAATTCTTCGCTCACCTCTGAACACTTCTTCCTTCATCGCTTCACTGGTGAGGCCTTGAAAGTAGTGATCCGTGTAATGATCTGGGAAATGGCAATATCCTGGGGGTGATGGCTCATTTGGTAGGGATCTTTCCAACTTGAGCCAAGAAAACAATTCTCCTTTTATGAGATTGGTGCCCACCGGAAAGTACCTCACACTGCTTGCGATTCGATTGTTCTTAGCGAGTGTAATATCCACAGCCTTTGGCAGTCCTATCGTTGTGCGCAAGTAGGCGCTGCCCTTTACGGGGATGGTCTTGGATTTGTACTTCCTACAATAATTATAGACGATCTGAGTTTGGAATCCGCTGTCAATGGCCGTGATTGTGATCGGCAATTCAATGCCTGTGGTGAGTTTCCAGGTTTTGTTTTCGATGATATCAGTCAGCTGATTCCAAACTGCCGGTTGCGTCGTATCGCCCAGTAGGACCTCGTACATGAGGCTGTAGGAACTTTTGTCACCGGCCCAGCCCACTGCTTCCAGTTCCAATCGGTCCGCCTGCACGTCAACGCCCATGGTGATGAAAAGGACCTCATCGGTAAGGATTTTGTTTCCATCCAAGTACTCGCGACGGTTATTAAGGTAGAGGAATTTCCAATCGAGTCTTTCGCCCACTGAGGTTTCATAGGTGAGCCCTAGGCTCGTGTTTTGGAAGACCCGGAGGATCTCTTCGTGCTGCTTCGCTTTGAGGTAATCCTGGACGATCTCATGCCAGAACTTCCAGGGGGAATAAAGCTCGTTAATGTGAAAGCCAGCGTGGCCTTTGAAGTCGGCTTGGGCTTGCCACCTGCCTCGGTTTGTAAGGTCGGTCTTGAGATGTTCATCGATAATTTGTTCGCAATGGGGGCATTGATAGCGTGTGGTGCTTTTCGGGTCAGACTCCTCATATTTGAGTTGTTCAAACTTAAGTTCCTGAAAGGTTTTACAGCGAGGGCAAGGCAGCATAAACTTGCGCTGATCCGAGGCCAGGTATTCCTTTTCTATTCTGGAGTAGTTCTTAATTGTAGGAGTGCTTGTGCAGATAAATTTCCGGTCCCAAAAGGTTGCTGAGCGCTTCACCATAAGAGCGAGTGGGTCCCCTTCTTCACCAGAGCTTGTGGGGAACCTATCCACCTCATCAGCCATCACTACACGGATAATGCGCCCCGCGAGCTGTGATGGACTCTGCGAAGTAGCAAGAGTTAAGTGCCCGCCTGGGAAAGACTTGTGAAGCAGTGTGTTACCAGAGTCCCGGGCTCTTGCGTCCCGGATCTTGTCCCTAATAATGGGAGTATCCCTAATGAGAGGATTAATTCTGTCCTTACTGAACGCCTCAGCCATCGAGAACGTCGGTTGCACGATCATGATGGGCGAGGGCAGGTAGGAGATATAATAGCCGCAGATGTTAAGAAGGATCTCCGTCTTTGACATCTGCGCGCTGGATTGAATCGTGACTTGATGAACGTCTGGGCGGACGATCACGTCCATCATCTCGCGTTGAAATCCATACGATTTCCACCTCCCCGGTTGAGAGCACGACTCGGGACTAAGAATGCGGTATCGCTCAGCCCACTCGCTTGGAAGTAGCTTTGGGGGCGGTTCAGTATTACTGGTTAGCTTCGACTGAAGCGGACTGTGAAAGTGCACTTAAAGCCTCGTAAATAAGTTCAGTAAGATACTCTTCAACTTCACCCGGGGTTCGAATTGCCGCGAGACGAAGTGCTGCGCGATTTGGAATCACAAGCATTTTGGATCTGAACTGCGCGATGAGATCGCCGTATTCTTGTTCGGCGACCTTCATTTCAATGAGTTCGCCGGACCTCTTTTTGTTCTCCATGTCGATTTTGTTGGCCCTTACTACAGCCAACCTAGTTTCTGCCCTTTCGCGCGCTAGTTTTAATTCTTGTAAGGTTTCATCACCCGCGAAGAAAAAGGAACCTATCGCTTCTTTGAGCGGATAAAGAGTGCTTTTGTAAGGCCCAGTGATCGTAGGTAAGTCCGACAGTTTACTTTTTACCGTATCGGCATCTACTCCAAAAAGTTCCGAAAGTTCTCCAAGTGAAAGCTTGATTTCATTAGTTCTCAATAATTTATCCATTTTTCAGCTTCCTTCTTTTTATCTAACCGAAAATTCCTAAATTTTTTCTCCACGACCCATCCCCCGCGCTTCTCTCGAAACAGTGCCCTTAGACTTTAGCCGGAAGGACCCGAGTCATTCCCAGTGAGTCCATATGGAATGACTTGCTATTCTATTGGTGATGATGGCAAACCGCTGTTGGTTTACTTAGGCGCATTATGCCTGACTTTACTTGGAGAGGATATTAGGGAAAAACCGAAATAGCCTACTCATACGCTGGTAAGCAATGGAACGGCTAACGATTACAAGTTTGTATTGAACTTAGGGAAGTCCCATTATAGCTTCGGAACAGAGGGGGAAAAATGAAAAATTTAATCATTTTCATACTATTTTTTGGCCTTCGAAATGCAATGGCTTCGGCAGGCGATTGGCATGAAACCTGTAAAAGTGCAAATGGGATTATAGTTCAAGGAATGCCATTTATACATGTATTATGTAAAATAGATCGAGCTTATATCGGTGCCGTAGATTTGATGTATCGAACCGATCCAATCAGTTTTCAAGCTGTAAATATCTATTGCAGCAGAAATTTAGGTAATCCGCCGCCTTTCATGGATTCGTACTCACCGCACATCCCAAATCCAGCCTCCGATTTTTGTGTTTCAGTCGGTGGAAAAATAATCCTTATGACGACATTCGATACAAATGAGCCTTTAGGCCTTTGCCATTTGCCTGATGGTTCCGAAGCTGAGCAGTGGACGCTATATCGGGGCAACGCGAGCACTATAAATGTTCAAATGACTGAAATATTGGGCTGTAAAAAATAATAAACCGACGTCAGCTAAGCATGTAGCCCCAACGCCCTCTAGGAGCGATCCTGGCGGGGTGCAGTCCATGGCCACTTCATACGAATCGTTTTAAAACGATTGGACCACCCTGACGAACTATTCCATTTGTCATTTCCAGAGATGTTTTGATAATTAGGAGGCTCTCCATCTCGGAAGGACTCCTTGATGAAAATATATTCTTTATGACTAAATCCTCCAGAGACATGAGAAGCGAGCTTAAACCCTGCATTCAAAAATTCATCGACCGTAAAAAGATTGATTTTCAACCAGTTAGGGGCAACTTTACCGTCAGAGACAACTTTAATACATTTCCGTTCACCTGGAGAATTATTGCAACCATACATAATACGGGAATTCTCCCTATCAATAATAACATCAACAAAGCAAACGCGCGCTGAACTGGGTATTTCAAGCGACTTAGGGAGTGCCGCACTAGCAAAGTTTGGTACAAAAAACGAAGAAACCAAGGCGAAAAATGGGATGTGAAGAACTTTCATTTTATTTTCCTCCGATCGAAAATGCTACTCTAGGGCGCTAAACAAGGTAGAGCTTCTATTTCCAGAGTTCTTATTTGATGTCAAATAATTTGATTAAAATTCACGTCTCACAGAAAAATGCCTCTTGTCAATTATCGCCTCATCCTCTCCGCAAACTTCAAAGCAAAATGCCGCCTCACAGACGCCACGACAGCCTGATCCAAGTTCCATAGGGGCTTCTCATGGGATCTGTTTGGATAGAAGATAAATAAGCTCAGCTTTTGGACTTGACCGCGCTACTTTGTGCCATTTCCTTCGCTTGATAGGGCTCCCGTTCTTGCTGTGACTGGATTCATGGCAATAAATTTTTATTATTTTATATTAAATTATTATTATGTGCTAATATTATATCATGAAGAATAAAATGAATAACAAATTCAATATATTTACTATTGTTTCATTTCTAGTAGCCTTCATTCTCTTGAGCTTTGGACTTGAGCACCCTCTAAGAGCCGATTGGTCAGATGGTGAAGACCCCACAAGAGGTGACGCACCTTCTTCGAAAGCTATCGCATGAATAATGACCCAAAAAGATACGGCGCTCCGGAGGTTACTGAGGATCACTTTATGCAGAATCGCATCATGAACAGCGATGGGAAAAGTAGATCCTCAAAATCTTGGAATATGCCAAAAGTAAAAATGCCAAAGATAAGTTTGCCAAAATTGAGTATGAAAGTAAAAATGCCAAAAATGTCGCGCACGCAGAAACGTAAGTCTTCGGATCTTCCTCCCCCTTACTCAGAAATTGATCCACAGCCCCAGAAATCTCCACCTGACCACTAAAACAAAGCTGGGACTTTAACTTCCGGTTTTTTTGTATCAAGAGAATTCATCTTGCCTAAAGGATTTCAGGTTGAAAATTTCACTTCGAGTCCCCGATTGCTGAATCATATTGGCCGGCCAAATGTGGAGACCAGGGAAATCATTGATCCATCCTTTTCAGCAAACTTCAAAGCAAAATGCCGCCTCACCGAATCAACCACAGCGTGATCCAAATTCCACCGAGGCTTCTCATGGATTTGGTTGGACAGAAGATAAATGAATTCCACCTTTGGACTTGGCCGCCGCGCCTTTCGCCTCTTCCTCCGTTTGAGTGGAGTGCCATCCTTACTGCGCCTCACTCTCTTATAGATCAGAAAGCTCCTACCCTCGTGCTTGATCACGGCAAACCCTGGCTTCTTAAGGAGCAGCTCTGGAGTCCGGCCTCTCTTCGTTCTCATAGGCGGAGCATCAGGCATAGGCACGCCGATAAACGGCCAGTGGCGCGATTCCTTAGTCCCACCATGCTCCTGGTAAAAACATGCCCTTGAAAGCACTGCCAACGCGCGCTGTGGGCTTTGGCCATTGGTTTTAATTTGGCAGAGCGATATTGGATTTGCCGCCTCACCCAGGGCACACGTTGAATGAAAGTGCCGGGGTAGGCTTCGTAGAGGGCCTGTCGCGCATGGTAGGCGCTGCTATTGATCGCACTGACGACAGCCCTGGGGATTGTGTTCTCAGCTAATGCCTGTAACTCCCTAAGCGCACGCTTTATGTCGGTGGTAACTGCTATCAATACTTCCTCTTTCCAGCCTTTGAATTCCTCCCATTCATACCGTCTGATCATCTCTGATAAATGTCTGCGATTGATCCCTAGGATTCGACTAGCTTCGTTCTTGTTGCCTCTGCACTTGGTGAGAGTGGCACGGATGTAGTTCAGTTTCAAATCATGGATGGAGATGTCTAACTCCGTCATCATTTCGATAAAATCATTATTCATTCGCCAGCTCCTGAGCAGAGTAACGGTCAATTCTCTCGCCTGAGACTCTAAATCGCCTTTCAACGCCTTGGTTCATCAATCACACGGACGATTTCGGATTGGCCCGCTACGATAGAGTAATCAGCGGACTCAATGTCACTTAACTCTGCGTAAGCTTCAGCCGCAGATTCAGCATCAAAACTATCGAAAATCTCGCTTTCACCAGTGTAGTCGCCCAATGACGGTGAACTTCCTATTCATATTCCTCCACTTGAATTCGGATCTTCCCTGCCCTCGTTTTGCCTTGGCCCAAATGTAAGTTGGAGAGCCGACCACTGACATGTTGTCATCGATCAGGATCTCACTATCCACCAGTCCATCGAGAACCGGTTTCATCCCATGCACCAGGCCGTCGAAGTCGGGCTCGTTGGAGCTGAACCGAGTCAGTGTGCAGCGGGCTTTTCCTCAAAGGCCTATGCGGCGTCGATTGATAAACTGCTGCTCTGACTTTCTCCTTCCATTCTTCAGTGTTTCTTCGCCTTACCCAATGACTACGCATTCCGATTCGATTGTACATGGCGGGCAGTCCGTCGATGGTGATGTCTAAATGGTACTTCTGTTGATCCTGTGGATTTTTTACTGTCACGCTAACCTCCTTACTTCTGGGGCATTTGCCGTGCCCTTATGAGGATTTTCGTGATCAGCGAAACGAGTATCAAGACTAAAGTTGAATTAAATTCAAAATATTTTCAATCCATCAGTTCAGCGCCGACATTGAGTCCCTTCTCCCTGTTGATGAGGGCCGGATGTAATCAGACCCTACACACTTTTCTCTCATTACATTTTTTTTCGTTTTATAACTATCTAATATCCTTACGTTTTATATGTAGGAATGTAATCATGTAATCAATGTAATGAGATTATAGAGTTTAAGAGTTTATATAAACATTTGAAATTCAAATTTATATAAAGGAAAAAGTGGGAAATCTGATTACATTGATTACATGATGTCACAGGGGAGGCGACTTGAAGGGCGACTTAAATTTTATTGTGAGAGTAAAACTGGAAATTTTGATTACATTGATTACATGATTACATTGGAGCCGACGAATTAACGCCGGCCACCAAATTATATATTAAGAGTAAAACCCGAAGTTTTGATTACATGATTACATTCAGGACGCCTTCCGCTGAACAGCTTCTATCGCGTTTGCGACTGTTCTGTACCAGTCGGGCTCTTCGTTAAAGCTGAGCACGATTTTCGCCTTGTCAATAATTTCACCCTCGGTAAATCCAGCACGGTACAGGTTGCATGCGGCGGCAAAAAGTTCGGTGGTACGGTGGCCGGGCTGCGCTCCTGCTCTGAGAAATGCATGTGTGCGACGAGTGATGGCGCTCAAGTTGATGACTGGACGGAAGCGATCCATTTGTACTTGTCTAGGCGACGCAATTGGTTCGGGGACTCCGCTTCGTGACAACCATTCCATAAGAGCGTAAGCGCTCCACAAACGTGTTTGGATCAGAGCAGGGTGTCGGGTGAGAGTAGGAATTTTGCCAGAGCTTCGTAATCCTCGATGGTAGTAGCAGTAGGGATGCGTTCGAAGATCGTCCGAAGAGCCTGGTATGGGTTCACTCCATTGAGTTTAGCGGTGACGACGAGGCTGTAGAGTAGAGCACTAGCGTTGGCTCCTTCGGGAGTATCGGAGAACATCCAGTTATTTCTCCCGATTCCAAATTTTCGAATGGCCCGCTCAACGTAGCCGTTGTCAATTTCCAAATTCCCGTCTAGTAGGTAACCTCGCAAAAACTGGTATTGTTCCAGGAAATAGTTGAGGGCTTTTCCGATGTAGCTTTTTTTTGGGACCTTGCAAATTTGTCCATCAGCCCAGGATTTCATCTCGTCCCAGATAGATACCGCTTCAGCGTCTCTGAGGGCTTTTCGCTCTGGCGGGCTTAACCCCTTTTTCTTTGCATTCTCTTCAATGTCGTAAAGTAATTTATAGTATTTCAGGCCTTGTGCCGCGAGGCCTCTTCCTGCTTGAACTCCCTTGTTGGCATCGGCAAAACCTCTGCGTCCATGCATATTACAGCCTATCCTGACAAGCCCTTCTGTTTTCTCAGCCCAATTATAAGCTCCATACCCATCTGCCTGCAAATAGCCCCGGCAAGTCTGCAAGAGTTTCTTTGCTACCTCTGCGGAACGATGAGGATCGTAATCAAATAGCACGATCGGCTGCTTTCGGTTCGGAGTAGCTCTAGCCCACATCCAAGACTGGGTCTCTGCTTTACGCCCCTCTTCTTTCAGAACCTGAGTATGCGTTTCGTCACACGAAACGTAGGGAGTATCCAACAGCCATTCTTCGAGGATATTCCAGATGGGAAGGCACGCCTGGGCTGCCTGGATAATCCACCGAGCCATCGAGCCCCGTGTGAGGTGAACCCCCTGTCTCTCCCAAATTTCCTCTTGCCGATAAAGAGGAAGACCATCGGCGTATTTCTGGATAACTATATGAGCAAGAAGTGAGGGGGTCGCAATGCCTTTGGGAATGATCGAAGGAACCATTGGGGCAGTTTTGATCGGGTCGCCGCTGTCCACCCCGTACCGATACCGATGATATTCAATGACCTTCATCTGTGCTGGTTCGAAGAAGAACTTTTCTGTCACTACTTTTCCAATGACCTTCAGTGGTTGACCGTCTTCAGTAATTTTTTCATTTTCTGGGAGCTCAAGGACCACGACTTCTCGTGGAAGATTCTCAGGCAGAGACCTACGTTTGCCGCGTTTTCGTTTAAATCCGGAAACTTCAACTTCTTCTTCGTCCTCTCCTACAGAGTCAGGAGATTCGGTTTTAAGAGCTTCCACTTCAGCCTCATTAAAAAGCAAAATCCCCTGTTCTTCACTTTCCCAGCGTTCCTTACGCGGACCAAAGCGCTCCCGGGTCAGTTTCGCCAACTGCTCCTTAAACCACTCAAGTTCAGCCTCAAACCTTTTTTCTTTCTCTTGATAGTTTTTAACCAAAAGACGAAGCCCGTCCATCTCGACTTTTAGGGCGGCATTTTCAATAAATAAACTGGAGGGCTGAGCTGACATCGTGGGACTCAACTTACACGCTTTATATACTTTGTCATCAAGAAACACGGGAAAAATGAAATTCGTCAAATGGTTTCATTTTCCACACGTCATACCCTTCCAAGAGCCATTGCATTTGAGTGGGAGTTATCCTCAAGACATCATCCCCATGTCTTTTGGGCCAGGGAAATTTGTCCTGTTCGAGGCGCTTATACCATAGGGCGAATCCACTCTTGTCAAAATACAGAATCTTGATTACGTCGCGGCGTTTTCCCGTGAATACAAACAAATGCGGTCCACGCAGATCTCCCATTTTTGCCTGTTCCACTATTTCACTTAAACCATTCACTGCTTTCCTCATATCCACTGCATCTCTGTGTAAATAGACCCCCTGAAACTCTGTAAGAGCCTTCATTACTCGCCTACCTTCGCAGTCAAATGCAGGATCAACTCAGCCACCCATTTCGGATCTGGTAACCCCCTAACTGCAGATTGATTCCCCTCCGAAATCACTTGAATCGGAATGAACGCAGGCCGCTGCACAGTATCGGACACCTTTCGAACTCGCATTTTATTTCGCCAGTAGTTCAGAGTTGCCACTGAAATCTGATTCTTCCGACAGTAATCAGCGTACCCTTCCGGATGGTCCTGAGCCACCCTAACGTGCTCTTCCCATCTTCTTTGGTTCTCTATTCGACTTTCACGTGTGATCCTCATTTCAGACTAACCTCGCTTTCTTGGAGGCAAGCCTACGACGCCGGAACGGCGTCAAACAGACATGTTTATGGAGCGCTTACTTTGATCACTCAGGGCATAGAAAGCGGCCGTCTCGGTGATGAGGAAATATGAAATCGCCAAAACCAACAATTGCAGCAGAAACGTGCTCCAATTGAATTCCCAGCGGGCTTTGCTGCGTTTTTTGGCAGCGGCGGCGGCAATGGTGCCTCAGGGCCAGCCGACTCCCTCGCAAGGTCTCCAAACAAGGGGAATCACGTTTTGGTACGACTCCTTTTTCGACCGATAGCGAGTTTTCGCCTTGGCGAGAATTTTAGCTTATTTTTTCTCGTAGTGATCTTGATTTCGTTTTCTCTTCGTGTCTAATTCCACATCGTTGCACGTTGGAGGCGCTTTGGGCGCGAAAAAGTTCGATTTGGTCACTCATGCGATGGCCTCCAATACTTTGGAGCCTGCGGCATTCAGGCTTGCAGCGATGAGGGTTCTGATCTTCTCTCTCTTTCCTGAGTGTAGTTTTTAAATCTCTTCCTGAATTTCCAGACTTAATGCGTCTAATCGGCTACAACCTTGAGCAATTAAGGCTCGGTGCTTCACGATGTAATAGACTAACCGATTCTTTAAGTTTCACTGTTTTGATTAACTTCATGATTGCAAAGAGAAATGGGATCGCAGTTTAGGATAGCACCATGTTGCACATGCAGCTCGAAACGGGCTTTCCGTAATTCTTTGATTTTACAGAAATCCCCCTCTTCGAGATGACAGATGTAACGGGTTTCAAAAAGCGAGATTTCGTCTGAGAGCTTTTGAATTTGGGCTTGGATTTCGCTCTGGTTGTCCTTTTCCAGTATTCTTTCAACCGGCTCATGTTTGGATTCAACCACTTCCTCGGCAGCGGATTCTTCGGAAGGAGGGGAACTTAAGTCTAAATCCTCCTGTGCGGTGAATTCTGCTTTCCGCTGCCTTTCCCTAATGGCTGCTCTCGCTGATTTCAATATGGAAATCAAACCCTCCAGACCATCCACCCACAACCTTCTTAACGATTTCATGCCCTTGTTTATCTTCTTGTGCCTGCTACTCACAACTGCGGCAACTATTCTAACGATTTCTCCCGGGTACGGTCCCTGTTTCTCTTACACTATTGCCCTCGAAAGGCTTCTCTCTCCGTCCTCCACCGTCATTTTTGGCCGATCGTGGATTTTAGAACAGTAAACTTTTCTACAAAAATGGTTTCCGACGATTTGGAAGCGTTGAGATTTGTGTGCGGTTTGGACTCGTTTAGCGAACAATCGCTCTTTGAGAGAGAGTATCTTGGGAATAACTCTTTTGAACGAAAACGTCTGTTGAAGTGGCCGGTGTTGTTTTCTAACCCTGCCGGGTGGGTGCTTTTTCCATCCGCGGGGAAGGTGGATTTTGTGATCACCCGGGGGAGGTGCCGCTTCTTTGTATCCGTGGGTGCATTTCTTATCTTGCGGCTACATTTTTTCCTTTCGATTTGATCGGTGTCCTTATCTGAGGGCTTATCTGGTTGAGGTGGAAGGTTCGGAATCAGAAGCGAAGGCCTGTCTGTAGTTGTAATGATAGTTGGTCACCCCCTCTGTGACTTTTAAACGAATCAGGTCTTTTTCTCTTTCAGCAGATGCTAGGGCCATTCCAAAACGGTGCTTCCCTGGAGCTTCGTGTAGCGCTACACAGAGTCTGTCTGTGGATAATGAGGCTGTTTGTTCTATCGTTAAAGAGATTGAAACGGTATTGCGGGCATTTCATAGGATGTACTCTTCATCTCAGCTTTTGAGACGGTTTGTCCATTGACCATCTCGACCGAAGAATTGATTTTGATAGCTTTTCGTGAATCCTTTCCTTAACTTTTCCAAAGTGCGGAGCAGCTTTTTTTTCTTCAGGGATAAGCCGTAGACCTAGTAGAGATGGGTGCCTCTTCTTCAATGTCCACCCTTCATCAAGGGGGTAGGTGTCTTTTTCACCCGGGGTAGCTTTTGCAGTTCCCGGGTGTATTCTTAACGTCCTTGAATGGAAGAGGACGAGGACAGCTCAAGGACTGGTGGGAGCAGAAGTTCAACCAACTGCCGCGTTGCTGTGGTTGGTTTGTGTCTAAAATGTTCATGTTTTCCCCTACGTGGTAATCGTTTGTAGTCGACTGCCGTTTTTTGCTCCTTATCTTTGCGGTTTGATCTTTTTGACGCTGTGAAAATCGTAGCGCATCAGAGAAGCTTCACGCCACGGGGAGGTTTCGAAATGCGAAAAGTCCCGGAAGAGAGCGGAAGATCAGGTTTTCGTTCAAGAAGTGTCTAAACTGTCTCAGACTGCATTAACTCCGCGAAAAAGTTTACGAGCGAAGTCCTACTTTTCGCAGAGTGGGCAGTTTTTCTTCTTTTATACAGTCGATCTCAGAAAATTTTGGGCATAGCTGTGCCATCCTTTTCTGTCTAGGTGCCACTGCTCAAAAACAGCAGGAATTAAATTTGGGCAGTTTCTTGGCAACGCCCACTCCGGACTGGTTGTTTGATTTATTTGCTTAGTAGATAAAAAATAGGATGAAAAATAGGATAAATTCCAGCCGAATATTTTGCGTTACTGGATTCGGGAATCTGTGAAGCTGCTTATAACTGATCGAATATTACCTTGAATCATAAGTACTCGAAAGAAAAAACCTCCTTACCGTTTTAATCGATAGGGAGGTCTAAAGTCATGGGGTGGACCAAACGGGGCTTGATACAGACCCGCGACACCCTGGAATCACAATCCGGGTGCTCTTTACCTCAACTGAGCTCATGGCCTCCTATTGGACTGTGCGTTTCTACTGTGTTTTTTCTTAGATCTGTCAATACTTGGGGCTCGAGAACTTTGCCGGGCGGACAAATGGGGGCCTAAAGATGTCTCCGGTCCCCCGGTTTGCCCCCTCGAAGGAGGTCCCGCTAAGCTGCCTGCGTCGGAATCTCTACCCTCCATTATTTCTTAAAAAAAGGGAGAAAGTTTATTTAGGCCCGCAGAGAAGGAGGCTACCTCGGCAGTGTACTCACCCTAAAAATTAAAAAACTAGGGCGCCACGAAGATTTCCCACCTATTGCTGTTTGGGCGTAAGGTAGGGATTAAAGCACTAACACAAATTTCGCCGTGTGAAGGATGGAGGAGAGAGCGCCGTGGCCGGGACTCAGGTGCAAGCCTCGTGGGGTCGTAGGCTGCCCCATATGTGAGGAGGGTCTCAACTGTCGCACGCTTTATCTAGGCAACGCGGGCTGCCTTCACTGGCGTTTGTTGCGTGACAAGTCGCCTTGACCGCTCTCACAGTGTGGGAGCTGCCTATGTATCTGGATTCTGGTAGGGTATATTGTCGGGAATGGGGTGCATTCCCCTTTTCTCTGATCTGGTGTCCGCCCTGGGGTTTCATTTTTTATAACGGTCCGGGCCGGACGGGAAAACCTGCTCGACGAAGATCATCCGTTTATGGACAGGAGAAAAATTGGAAAAACGGTGGAGTAGCTTAATTTGAGTCGATTCTCCTGGCTTTGGCTGCGATTTATTGATCTCGATCGATGCGGTTGGAATCGCATTTTCTGTAGTCCTCATCCCGATTCAGCACGGTTCCTCTCTGCCATTGGGGGTCATGGTGGTCTCTCTCCGGCGTGAGATATATTATGGCGTACGCGCCATAATCTCTCACCCGTGGCCCTAGAGATACGGAAAAGTAGCGCTCTCCCCCCCCCCATGTTAACGCGCTGCCACTTGTTTGTCCGATGTTGTGGCCAAGTGGAGGAATATTTTGCTGGGCTTAATTCTCCTTGAAAGTGACGGGCTGGTTCCACAAGTGGATGCGCTTTCTGATTGGCATTTCTGCAGTAGCGATGCTATATCTCTGGTCACGTCGGCGCCCGCCAGCGTGATCGATTGCAACTTG